GGTCGCATAACACGCCCTCAGGATCACCCCGCTTATGGACCCTGCCAGCAGATCGTAAGTGATTTCAGAAGGCGGCTGCCAATAACTTATGTCTATGATAGGTTTCATCTGCTAAGCCCAGTAACCCCAGATTTGCAAGATTATATGCATTGTGCTGGTGTCGCTTGCAACTATCTGGTAATAAATATCCCCGTTGGAATCGCAGGGAACAACGCCGTTATAAGGCATGGAGTAATTATTCTCAACACCCTTTATTTTTAATGTTACCGATGCCTGATTCGCCGTGTCATTTGGCGAAAGCCTAAAACTGCAATCAGCAGTAGCCGACCCGCTGTCTGCGATTGTTCCTGCTACCAGCACAGCCTTAATTCCAGCCGGCGCACTGAACACGCTTGACAAATCTATCTTTGTTTTAGCAGTCGTGGAATAAGCATCCCCATCCCAAGCAGTAGAAGTGAGCGGAGTAGTTAGGAATGTCGGCAAGCCCAAATATTGTAGAAGCATCTTTTTTGTGGTTGTATCAGTTGAGTCCACCACCACCATGTAGTCGGCAGCAATATCTGCCGTTGTTAGTGCGTCTAAATCAGTTATCTTTTTATCTGTCATAAAATCACCCAATCCTTGTAATGTAATAAAGTTTCACGTAAGGCGGTAAGTTGCTTGCGCTCCCTGTTTTCCCAACTGTGTGGGAATGACTTCCAGCCTCGTTTGTTTCAAAGCTGAAGGTGTGGGTATGCCCAGTACTTGCCACGTGAGTAGTATCTGATCCTCGCTCTACATATGCTCCGCCAACAGCACTTCCTGTCCTTCCGCTTGCGGTATGTTTATGCGATCCATCCGATCCAGTGCCTTCGTTTGTGTGAGTGTGAGCAGTGCCGCCCCCAGTAGCAGCAAGATCACCGTCCACAGAAGCGCCATAAATGAATTTACTGCGCAAGTCAGGCAGCACCGTTCCGCCCACCGTTCCGCCGTTGCATACATACCACCCGCTCGGTAAGGTTGCAGATCCACCGCTATATGCCACAATCGCAAGAAGTGGAAACGAACTGTAATCAGCCGTGCCAGCCGTGCCAGCCTCAAGCGCCGTGATGCGGTCATTCATATCAATCAGATTATTTACTAAATTATTCCAATGGGATGCCTTTACGGTCATTCCTGGAGTTAAAGTTGATGGTGCTACATAAGACATAAAGACCTCTTTTCTACATAGACGGGATGCGAGCAACCCAGTAATATTTCTTATAAGGCGGCAAGTGATCGGATGTGTTAGTTGGTTTAGATCCGTGAGTATGACTGCCAGCGTTGCCAATACCTGCAGTTACGAAGTGATAATGAAAATAGTAAGCCGCAGTCGTTTCATAAGGGGTTGTGCTAACACCAGTAGTGCTACCATAAGGGTAAGACGTTGCCACTTCACCGCCTGAATGGGAGTGCGTACTCCAAGCCGTTGAGATCGTTCCGCCCGCGTGGCTGTGTTGGGTATTGCCGCCGCCAGTGCCAATATCATCATCATCATCAGTAGAAGCAAGCCCCATGACAAACTTGCCGCGCAAGTCAGGCGTGCCGTTTGTGCCGTCTGCTAACTGCCAGCCTTCAGGAATATCAGCTACGTTGCCATACCATATCATGACCGAGCCAACCGGCATAAGGCTTGAATAAAGCGCCTGCAATACTTGAATCCGTTCGTGAATGTTCATCATGTTATAAACGATCTGGTTATACCCATCCGTTTCAATGAACGTGCCATTTTGCCGATCACCAGGAAATTCAGTCCACGTTGTCATCAGTCCTCAACTCCTAACACAGTCGTTTCACCAAGTTCGCTTGCGCCTGTGACGCCTATTTCCCAAAATCTGTAACTATCATAAGAAGCAGACTTGACTATAAATCTGCAATAGGTAGCTGTTCCCTCTTGCCATACCTCTATGCCCTGAATGAAGTAATCATCCTCAATGCCAGCCCCTTGATAATTCAATGGAATTTTACTGCCCACATCGTTCAGAATATAAAGACCGGCAAGCACAGAATTTGTATTTGCACAGAACACAATATCTTGAATTGTATTGATGCGCTCAGAATAGCGAGATGCCAGCACTGCGATTTGGTCGTAGTTCCGCTCAGGATCACTTTGATACTTTTGATCCAATACCATCTCTAACTTACCGTAATACTCAGCGCCGGCAGTCGGTATGTCAATAACCTGCGTGATGGTATCACCAATATAAATTGGATCACCTTCAAGATAAAGACCAGGCGTGGCGCTCCCGCCGATCACATACCCGTCAACCGTTCCAGAATTCTCAAGCGTCAGGTAAGCATCCGCCGCTCCATAAGTGCCGCTCACAGTTAAGTCAGCAGTCAGGTCGGTTGCAGTTCCGCCCCTATCGCTGAACATAGTCGGCGTGCCCTTCACTCCAACGTTGGTCGCTGCCACCGCCACATAACCATCCTCAACCAAATAGCGGATGCGTAAATTTTCTCTTGTTTCACCCGCCTTTAGGCTGAGAGGATTTACCATCCGATAAACTTCTGTAGTAGTGCCGACCTTTTTAGGATAGCACTTTCCAAGCACCCTGTTCGTGAAGTGCGCGCCATTCACCACCCCATAACGCATAACATCTTCAACTTTGTCAAAAGAGATCATGTATTCAGCTACAAGATCGCCCTGATAGATTACAGGATCATCGGCGATTTCCCAGTTAAGTCTTTCGCCTGCCTCTGTGTTTAAATACCAGGTGCCTTCCCCGTCACCAGGCGCAACGATGCTGTATTTTGTAACCGCGTTTCTATCATTCCGCCCCTCAATAACCAGAATATCATCTGCTCCAGAATCATGCTCGTATTTCAAATAGGCATAGCCCATTTCGCTCAATACAGCCTTGTTCAATTCTGCATAAACGCTGGTATTTTCCCTTACCGTTTCATTAGTGGATTCAAACTCTTCGCTGAAGTTGCCATAATCAACACGGGATGGACCCACCTCTAACAAGTCAAGCAGTTCTTCTGCAACCTGCCCCAAAGTTTTATCCGTGCTTATTTCTGCCAGCGTCACGGTATGATTCAGAATCATGTACATAAAATCATAGGCAACCACGCTGACAATGTTCGCTTGATTAGCCGCGTAAGGTTGCACAATACCATCAGGCGGAATCCAGCCCAGAAAAACAGTCTTAGTGTGACCGCTCCAGGTTGCCGTGATCTTCACTTTTGTTTTAGTAGAAAATCCACTGATACAGTTTGCATGTCCTGGCGTGTAGCGGTATTCAGTTCCAGAAATACTGTCATTTCTAAGCATGAATTGAGCCGTGCCAACACTCGCTATTCTCTCAAGCGGATGTGTACTCATAATGCCGTGCGTCCACCTGCGCCCTCGATAAAGCACATCGTCTGTCACGTCAAGCCAAGTGCCATTCTCAGGCTCAGTCAAAATATAAAAAGCGTGAACTATGCCTTCACTCATTATGCACCCACCGCCGCCATAGCTTCTTTAAGCGCAACCCTCATGGCGGAAGGTTGAGAGCGCAAAGCCTGAAGTATTTCTGTCAGCAATTCTGAGTTATCCACCTGCGTCAGTCTGTTTGAGTTTTGCGCCACTATGTCTTCAAAGTTCAGTTTATTGTTAGGCACGATCACCCCAGCGGTATCAGGCACAAATAACTCCGGTCCCTTTTCACCAACCATATAGAGCTTTGTCGGGTCAACTGGACCACCTGAAGCCTGTCTGCCCCCGTAAGGCAAGTTGTAATCTGGCAAGCCATAGCCGCCCTGTTCAATGAATCCGCTCATTCTGGATTGAATAAGTTGCACCTCTATTTGATAAGTTCGCTGTGAGTCTAACAGCTCTTGATTCAATATTGCTAACTCTGTGCGAGCGTTCTGGATGCTGTTATCAAGCGGCATGAAGTAATCTTCAAACGCCTGTGCTTCTGTTACAAAAGATGCTGGATCAGTAAGCAGACTTTCAACAAGTTCAGGGATTTCCTGTTCCATTTTGAACTCAAGCGCATACTGAGTGCCATATATATTGTCAAGAGTTTGCAGTGCGCTGGTATAGCCCTCAATATCCTTTTTGTGTTCTGGTAAGTTTTCCCATTGTTTATCGAGTTCGCTCTTTATATCACCAGCCACGCCCGTGCGCCAGCCTTCCTCTGCCTTTGCAACAGCATCATAAGCCTTTGCGAGTTCTTCCGTGAGTGTCTTGGCTGTTTCCTCATATTCATCCCGCGCTTCTTGTAAATCAACACTATTGACTTCGGCTGTGTAAGTGCTTACCCCGCCAGCATATTCAGCAAAACCCTTTTCTGACAAATACAGTTCTTCTGTAACCATTCCAAGCTCAACGCCTGCACTTGCCATTCTTTCTTTGAAATCATCCCAACCAGTTGACGCTTCAAAAATACTATTAACAAGAGCGTAATCAGCATTGACAGCGTCATCGGTTGCCTTACGATGTTCATCTAACACCCCATTCAATATCGTAAGAGCATTAGTGCCCTCTTCAATCGCTTGTTTGTCATCGAAGAAGTAGAATCTTTTGCTCATTCCCGACATGCCAAAAATTTGATCTTCTGTATAGCCGTAAACCTTCAACGCTTCTACCACATCGTTCAGGTTACTTAGAATTTCGCGACTTTTGAGTCCGGTGTTTATCTGGTCGAAAAACTTTTGAATTTCAGGGATTGCATCAGCGATAACATCTACAACTAATTCTTTTAAACTTGCGCTGACATCTTTTATAGACGCTTCAAAGCGCATGAAGTCGCCCTGCGTAGAATCAGCAGCGTTACCAACTCTTTTTACTTGCTCTTCAGCCTGTTGTAGAAACGCTTCTGTGAATGCAGCATTCGCATCCATGCCAGCATTTTTTAGATTTGATACCTTTTCCTCAAATCCATCAACACTAACACCTAACTGATCGAAGCGCATGGTGGTCTGGTTTGCCAAAGTCAAAACCAGTTGATTCATATCCATATTGAGCGCGCCGGCAACGGTTGAAAGCCTTACAACTTCATCTTCTGACTTAGCAAGCCCAAGTGCCATAAAGTCAGCAGCACTCGCCATGAGTTCCATTTCAGAGCGAGTGCCACCGGTTGCAGCCTTTAATTGATACAGCATAGCATCGGATGTTGATCCGATTGATTCAGTTAGTCTGTTAAAGCGTTCTTCTGCATATTCAAGCGCAGCGCCTTCTTTAGCTATATCGTAATATTTCTTTAGAGCAACACCTGCGGCAACTATCGCCCCAGTTACAGCCGCCACAGACGCAAGACTGCTCTTAAATCCATCAGCTAAAGACTTCGCTTGATTTTTAGAATCTTTTAATCCTTTATCAAATCCGTCAGTCTTTGCGCCAATCTCAAAGAACAGCGATCCTATTTTCTTTGCCATATTACTTGCCTTTTGGTTGATTCAGTAGGGATGCCCGCGCTTTTGACAAGCCGTCCCTGACCTGCAACCATTCGCGAAAATCGCTAACTTTTAGCGCGTTCACCTGCTCGATCGTCCATCCTGTCTCTTTTATAAGTTCCCATCGCCAGAAAGCCATAGGCAATTCGGACTTAGAAATCAAGCCAAAATAAACGCGCTTACTCAGTTTTTTACATCGCTGTCATCATCGAACAGGTGTGTCCAACTATCAGCAACCGCCTTGCTTATTGCGCGATAATCACGCGGATTCAAAATAGTTTTGATGTTCTGTCCGTCCATTCCAACCAGGCGTGCGAAGATCTTGTCTGACTCCTCGCGTGGGGTGTCTTTTGCGTTTGCAAATTCCCACTCAGACTGAGTAATGGAACTCCAGTCCACCTTGATTTCTTCGCCATTAAGAAACTTCATTATGTCCATGCTCCATTCGCCTGGAACGTGCAAGAAATTTCAACCACATCGTTATATGGAATGTTTGTTCGCGCACCCATGCAAATAGCAGGATAGGTTTTGCTCGGTTTACCGCTTGCCGTTCCTTCAGGATAGACAGCCAGCGTGCCGCTTGTTCCAGGCGCTAAGGCTGTCAGCATCGCTGTTCCTGATGCCTGCAATAACCCGCTCCATTCGATAGTAGATGTTTTTAGCGTTGCGATGTAGCTTTTATAAGTGTCAGCACCAGCACTGCATTCAGCTAAATCCACGCTCGGATTCTCTGTAATTGACCGGTAGTCGGTGTTTAGTGGCACCGTTCCGCCTGAATAAATCCAGGATATTACTGCATTCTGTCCAGTTATATCTGTCATAATTATTTAGCCTCCAATGTGCTATTGATCTAATCGGATGCGATAATACGCACCCGCCGTCCATGTTGTAACGCCGGCTTCATCTGTTTCTGGATAAGCGAATTCTGTTTCCCTCGCGCTCCAAAAGTTAGTCCATCCGGTCACGCTCAAAGTCTGCTTGTGAAGCAGGTCGCAAATTCGCGCGTCAATCGTGCCAGCCTGCGCCGCTGTTTCTGCATAAGCCCT